GCGGGCGCGGTCTTGATACCCTTCTTTTTCTTACTTCTCTTAATAGGATTACTAGCCTTATACTCTTCCTTACCACCCGCAGCTTTTCTCTTTTCGCTTAACATGATAGCTATAGCCTGCTTTCTATTAGAAACTTGTGGGCCCTTTTTTGAACCACTATGAAGCTGGCCGTGTTTCCACTTGTGCATCACTTGATCCCACGGCATCGTTAACTCCCATTTCTTTCTCTAATCTATTAACTTCGTCTTTTTGTGCCCTTAATATCTGAGCCTGCCTTCTGTCCTCAGCTTCTAACATTTGCCTTTTAACGTTCCAGGGTAGAGTCTTAGAACGAATAGGTTGTAAATCAACTTCCTGTACTGGCTTTGGTTCTTCTGGTTTCTCTAAAATTCTATCTAATAGCCTTTTGTTCTCTTCCCTTAATCTAGCTATCTCTAGCTGCAACACTTCTACTGTAAGGTTACGTCCTGCTTCTTCCCTTTCCTCTTTGCAATGTGGGCAGTGAGGATTGAAAAGTTTATGAAATAGTAACAGCATACGTTCTGCCAGAAATGACCACAGTAAAGGTGCTTGCAGCAGAAATGTCCATATGCCTGTGTTTTCCAGACATGTCCTCAGTGTCTAGGGTATTATTCACACAATCTATCAGGAAATTTTTGAGATTGGTTAGGACAAGACCACTCATCGAAAGTCCAGGTCCGATCTTTCCTGTCACGGTTACTGTTGATGGCATTTCTTTTCTCCTATACTCCAGAGACACCCTTTTCTACATTTCCATGATGTAGAATATCCATATCATAATTTGGATCAAGACTTAAAATACCAGAAGGTTCTATCGGCCCCTTTTGTTTAAGATGATTAATATCTATACCTTTACCCTTACCTTTACTCATGGCATGAAGTAGAGTCATTACTCTGTTATGACTAACTACAAGATGAGTATGTTTAGATTCAATAAGATTTCTCAAGAAGGGTATTGTTCTACTGGCGAAACTGTTATATGATTCACCACCCGGTATGACACTGTTTGGGCGATCCATATATGCATGAATAGTGGGCAAAGTATCCTTGACATCACGTCCCGTTAACTCACCCACATTCCAATCCTTCAAGCTATCCGTGACTCTAGGTGACATGTTAATTTCGTGTCCAATAGGTTCAGCAGTTTGTATTGCTCTCTTTAACGGAGAACTATGAAATGAATGAAAGGGCAAATTCAAATGTTTAATCACATCAGCTACTTTAATAGCACCATGTTTACCTTCAGTATTTAATGGTATAGGAGACCACCCGCGTAGTCTTTCTACACCATCTTCATTAGCTGAAGTCTTACCATGTCTAACCGCAATAAGCATCAGGCACTCTTCAAGGTCGTTGCAACCCATTCATTGAAATCACGCCTTGCATTCTGATAATCCATCTTGAAACGCGCATCATCGGGTGTTAGATCACCACGAAGCTTCTCTACTTCAGCTAACCTTTTCAGGTACTCATCAAACTGAGATTTTGTAACAAGATATGGGTAACCACCTAACATAGCAGGAAATTCAGCCTCATGTTTCTCTGCTAACTTCTTTTCTACCTTAGTATCAATATCAATCTTCTTTTCATCGGCCATGATGGAATCTCCTTATTGGTACAACCTTACCACTCTCTTCAATTGTTCGCATGTTTCTGTAGTACGCGGTCCAATCCCGTGATGCATTGAGTTGCGAAAGTAATGCGGCTTCTTTCTGGACTCTTCTAAACTCTTCATTCGCCTCGTCAAAATAATGATCCGCTGTATCGACTGCGTAACGGAGATCATCATAAGGATCATCTCCATCAAATTCAGCAACATCCTCCGCTGGTTTTCCGTCTTTTGTTTTCTTGTCATACGAACATGCTTTGATAGCATCTATCATTACTGGACAGCAATTAGGATGGCCGTTATGATCACCATCAGTATCGCACATAAAAATCTGTAATTTGGGAATATTTGTTTCATCAACGGGTGGTTCAAATAACTTGATATAAGCTTTATAATCTTCCACACCTTTGTTTCTATAAATCCATCCCGCATGTTCTTCAGAGTATATGGGAACATCCGAAGCGGGTACGGTTGGCTTTTGTTTCCAGCGTAGATATTCATGTACTTGCATCTTTCCTGCTACGCGACTACCCGCAACATTAACAGTCAATTCTACATTTCTTCCCAACTCTTCACTTATTTGCTGCTGGATAGTATGTTCTTGTCCTCTTTGTTGTGCTGTACTCTGACAGAACTTAACAATTCTAGGTTCTTCCTTATCGATAAAACCTTTAACAACGGGTGCCCATTCCGCAATTCTAGCCTTAATCCAATAGATTTCCCTGTACAAATAAAGACGTTTTGTAGGTGATACTGCATAGAACCCGATATAGGTCATAGCAGTATATCCCCAATCTCCAATAACAAACTTCGGCCACCAATATGGTATATCAAACGGTGTACAAGTATGAAGAGCATTCTCTGGTTCGTCTGGGTATTTTCTATCCCTAAACTCGTCGAATACTTGTCCAAGGTAAGCGTCCCAATCTCCATGTCTTTTGGCTCTAATTTCTGCATCTGGACGGCCTTCAAGTGATTGGGCATAATTTGGATCTATATGATCTAGGTTATCATCAAGAGTAGAATGAATATAGATTCTCTTATTACCACCCTTACCTACTATTATCTTTCCACCTTCTTTAGAGGGATCAATAAATCGCTTCTTGACAAAAGTATGTCCAATACCTCCCGGCATACCAGCACCACGAGTAATACTAGGTAAACCGGATCCTTTAGGAGCACGATTCCGTTCAAAAGCAATATAAAGATAAATGTACTCAGTATCATTCGTAAGCTCATCAGGAGTAAATAAGGAAATCTCCATAGAATCGAAGTTATGTACATCTTTCTCTTCTTCACAATGTGAGAGAAAAATTTGTGCTCCACCATTTGTCATGTCCCTCGCACCGTACTGGTCCATCCGAGGGAATGTCCAACACATATCGGAGCCATTATATGTAGCACCGAACTTCGGATAAATTTCTCTAGTCCTACCTAACAACTCATTCTTTAATGTTGGCCTTGTACGTCGCATGAACACTTGCTTAAATAGAGGGTGCTCGTGCCATTTATGGACAATACCGTACATGAGCAATACGTCTGTCTTTCCTGACCCGGCACCCCCACCATAAAATGCTTCCTTAATGGTTAATGGTAGTGATAAGAAGAGAGCTTGCTTCTTATTGGGTATCCATTCCGTTTTGTTATATCCGGGCACTACTCAACCTGTGATTCAGGATCATTAAAAACAACTGCTTTGATTGCCCACATTGCAGACGTTTCTAATTCAGTAATAGCAACAGAACGCTGTCTAGATTCAGGGCAATTCTCTTCCACTACAGCTTTAACCATACTAAACGCGGCACGGAGGGCAGTAATTTTCTCCATTCCTTTAGGACTGGGTTTATGATAGGCAAACGGCTTGTCGATAAACTGCTTTTCCATTATACCCTCGCATTCCCGTCACCCGAACCCCAAATAAATGCTGTATTCTTTGGGGATCTTGTACAACATGCTAAATAGCCAATAGAGTCGTGTTCCAACTCGTTAGGGTGGTCTTGTGTAAACGAAACAGCCGCAGCAAATTCACAAGCCCTCATTATATGTCTATTACCCTGTGCTTCGAATTGGTTAAGAGTATCAACTAATCTAGCTTGAAAGTCACCAATGTCCCAGAGAGTGTTATGGTCAACTGTCTGGTTAAATAGTACCGGTACTGCCTGGTAATCAAGTCCATCAACGTCTCCACCCACATCATCCCAGAATCCATACCGTCCACGGGGATCACCATCTGCAAACCAAGAGGTGACATGAGTAGAAAAATGGAGATAACATTTCTTTCCAGCTGAATGCGCTTGCTGTCCCACCCATTTAGCGAATGTAATGGTAGGTTCTCCGGGGACATTCCATAAGTCCCATTCTCCTCCGGGAGTGAATTCTTCACAGGCATTTGCTTTAAGTAACTTTTCGGTAATCGATCCGAAATAGGATATAAGTTGGCTACTTGGCATATCATGCGGATCAAAGAGTTTGCTTCCGAGCCAGACTTTGACATATGGAATGCCTAAATCCTGTAAACGCTTACAATCATCTACAAACTGATCCTCACTATTACCACCATCTACTCTAGCGTTACCCCACCACCGCATCCAATGTGTTAGGCCGCGGCACAGAGTCTCCCGTACCATTTGAGGCCACCAAGTATTTCTATCGTATCTAAAATCTAATCCCGTAAGTAAACGTTCGGGGTGTTCACTACTCCCACTGGGGACGAATGGCAAGCCCGGCACCACAACACTCCAGAAGCTACCCCTAAGAAACTTGCTATTATCAGTCGGAGGAGTCCACGCCATCGTTTTGTCATAAGAATCTGGTGTTGGACAAGAATAACATACTGGGTAGATAATAGGTGGTTGAGGACACGGCTGCACACCACCAAATGTTCTAAGACGATAGAAATCACTCATAGCAATTCAACCGAGAATGCACAAGAAGGATATTTGCCATCATTATATTCTACAACTCCTAACAATTCTCCTACAAGTGTACCTTCATACACTACAGGGGATTCGTATGGGCCTCTTCCGCCTGCACTATCGGGTTTCAAGTAAAATTGCTTGCAAACATCTGTAGAGTATTGAGTCGCGTCAAGACCTAGACAACCCGGCTCACCACTATTTGGTCTAAAGGAAAAAAGAGAATCAGGTTTTGTCATTGTCCATTGATATTTAGGATCAGAACTAGAAGGCCCATCAAATACAATATCATACCAACCAAATAGGCCATTACCTAACGTTCCTACACGACCGTATAAACCCTTGAAACCCTTAATAGCTACTGTTTTAGGATCCATAGACTTTCACCTCATAATAATCAGACACTACAGGAGGTGGAATTGGAATTGGTTCTGGTGGAATAGGTTCGGGAGGTTGTGGTTCTGGTTGTGGGGGTTGTACAGGAGGTATAGAGGGATTATAACTTCTCAGATCCATTCTTACATCATTAAAATTAATCCATAGAGTTCTTAAATTGCCACGGCTATCAGAACCCACAACATAAAGTTGACCATTAATCATTCGGCCATCTGGTTCAAACATTTCTCCTGTAATTACATAACCCATGTAGCCAAGAATAGGACGAACAAACTGTACACCACCAGCTAGAGAAGTATTGGTTACTACCCATCCCATTCCATCGGGTGCGTAAAATGAGAACTGGGGATCTTCACTTGGTTGTATCGTAATGTTTGTTAATGTTCCATCATAACTAGTAAAGAGTTGAGGTGTGTTACCTACATACTCTTGCCAAACCGAATAATGATCTAGAAGGACGAAATTTGTAAGCACACCTTCATGGATTATAATTCCATTTACGATTAGTTGTCGATTAGAACTTTGATAGGGGTAAAGGTATGCGAATATGTCAGAAAATCGGGGAACGCAACCTTGAACCTGTCTCGCTATGTTTTCACTATCATACAAATCAATAGTGCCATCCGATGTAAACCCTGCCCATGCTCCATAATCGGAACCTTCGTATGCATTGTAAGCTTTCGGAACCGTAGCACTTCCATACCTACTCGTTTCATCATTGTGATTATATACGGGAGTCGTAGCAGACCAACATGGAGTGGTTCCCACTGGAGAGATTTGATTACTTGTTCCCTGGAACGGAGTTATCCATATACCAGAATTACCAGATATAATGGTTTTATCCGTATTCAGGGATGGGAACCAGCCGTTCATAAATGCTCAGTTCTTAAGTGCCGCGCTCTCTACGAGAGGATCATATGAGTAAGTAAGATAATACTAGTACAGCAAAAGCGGCTCTTTCTAACCTTCCAGACAGGTCAGCAGTCAAATAGGCAGACACGAGAAACAGGACGAATGCTAAAGATAACAACAGAAGCCTTATATTGGGAATCATGGTGCAAACCCACAGAGAGAATTCCAATCCGTTGACAATTGAGATTGAATATCAGCATCCGTTGCGGTTGTTACTACCGATTTGGATGGAAAATCATAACTTGTAGTCCCGGCTTCTATATTTGTTCTGTTTACAAGCCAAGGACTAATTTGCTGTGCCATCTGTTGTAAATTAGCAATAACACTCATTGCATATGTTTGTCTTTGTGTATGACCGGGTGTTGTAGCTGGTTCATCAATGACAACCCATGCTACCACAGACAAAGCATCTCGTACACGCAATTGAAATGAAGGATCAAAGGCTAATGCTTGCTGCGTATGAGAATCGTTAGCCATCTAATACCCCATCGCAATGACATACACGAGTGTGCTCGCGGCCCATGCCGTGGCTGCACCCGTCGTAATGTTCTGACAGGTCAAGGTAATTGTAGTCGTGGTTGATGCCGTTTGGACGGTGCGTAATCCTGCGGTATTGCCAATGTCATTACAGAGGGCAATCCAACCAGCATGTGCTGCTACTGGCGTATTGATGACACCACTTGATGCCGTCGCACCAGTTCCTACATTCACTACAATCGATGCAGTGCCATTGGTATTTGTTATGGACGGTGATGTGCCGAATCCAGAACCAATCGTCGGGGCAGATGGAGATATTAATGCGGAATTAAAAGCACCAGACAGAATTGGGCCAGCTAATAGTAAACCACCAACAACCAAGGTACCGTAGGCACTATTGTCGGCTAATCGTACTTGAATCTGAGTTCCATTCTGTAACAGCGCCGGAAACGCATTCGTCGTCCCCCCGAATTGCAGCATGGGGGTGGTGCCATTAAGTGCTATTGTTCCCGGTGCGCTACGGGTAAACCATGTATCATTGCCACCCATTGGATTAGTCGTTGCACTCCATCCAAAGAGTGTATTGTTCGCCAATACTGCATTCGGAGATGATAACCCCAATATCGCAGCGGCATTAGTTGTAAACTCTATAGCTTGCGGCTGTGGATGGAACATCCCAGTAATGGGGTCACTCGCAAAGCTATAACTCGGTGCCGCCGCAGAACCATCTGGTGCTAATGCAACACCTACCACAGTTCCACTAGTACCTGCTGGATTAACAAAGAAACTCTGTGGCATATTAATACCCGTTATATGTTACAAGTACTGATCCACCACCAGCTATTGCAACACTAATTCTTGCACGTACGGCTTGAAGCATTCCAGTAACATGTGTAACTGATTCAGCACCCGCTGTTACAGTTGTAGCGGTAATTGAAGCTATTTGTGACCATGTACCTGTATAGGAAGGATTGTCAGCTTCTTCAAGAATGATTGTACCACCTGTAATGGTACCAGTTCCTTGAACAACAAATTCGTGGTATTTACCCTGAGTCACAACCGCTACGGCTAGTCCGTTTCCAATTGTGCTTCCAGCAGGTTGTAGTACAACGGGTACTCCTCGTAAAGCGGCTACATTGGGCATTGTTACTCTTTCCTAATATGATGCGGTCCTTTTCAGTTCCAGCGTGCTGCGGTCCTTACAGGACAGTTCAGTGCTACTCTTTAACTACAATTGTTTCGAATTTACTCTCCTCTACAGGTGGAGGAGCATATATCTGAAATATGGGACCATTATTTACAA